TACTGAGTCTCCGTCATATATTTTTCTGAAAAGAATTGATTTGTATAGGCATCAATTAATTTTCTTGCGTATCGTTCTGCAATTTTTAATTCATTATAAGACCTATAGTTTGGGTCAGATACGTCTGTTCCAATATTTAGTCTATCAAGTGATTCAGAAATGCTAACATACGGCCTGACAACATCTACTATTTGTTTGTGTGTTGTTGGGATTCCGTTTACAGAATAGCTCCAGGTAATCTCTAGCGTAGGCTCATTAAAGTTAGATGCCGCTTGTGGAATTATAATTTCGTAAGTCCCAAAGTCTGAATCTAACTTTGTTGCAGTGTAGGAAGCTGATGGCAAACCGCCAAACGGTGCTCCGTCTGGGTTGGATCTTTTAGTTAACGCAGTTACTGTGCCGTCTGCGTCTGTTATTTCACCTGCCCAGTAAATTTTAGTTATTACTTTTGAGGCTTGATCTTTATATATTTCTGCCATTAACTTATGTTAACGTTTAGTTGTAGAAGTCTTGAACTTCCTTTGGTGTCGCTAAACGAAAACCCTCCTCTGTATCAAAGATTTTTTGAGCATCATCTTCAGACATTGCTATAAAAGGATGATCTTTTGTAAAGGTATATCCGTGGATATCGTATCTGTGATTATCTCTTGTCATTCTTACAAGCAGGGTATCTTCTGGTTGCGCTTTTGGATCAAACTTTGGAAGAATTTCAATTTCTTCTGTGTCTCTTTCAATTGCCTCTACCGTACTTTGATATACACTCCAGGTAACGCCTTCTTCTGCTAGAGCTGCAATAATGTCTTTTTTATTCTTTAGGCCTTCTGTATCAACTGCAAAATCTGTTGCAATTACTTTTAATTCAGCCACCTTTAATGTGTCAAACGACATATTTTATTTCTCCTTTTTCTAGGTCCTTTAATTATAGCATTGTTAAATTTAAATGAAAAGCCCCCAAAATTAATTGGGGGCCTTTCTGTAGTCTAATTCTTAATTAATTAAGAAGCAACCTTAACGTTCTTTACAACGACCCAAGCGTCTGCCTGCTCGATTTGAACGCCAACACGAGTATACATTGTGTACTCGATTGTGTCCTTGCGTGGCTGGAAGAAGCGGTAAACAGTTACATCACGCTTGATACCAATAACTACGTTATTTGGGAATGTCAAGTGGACGTCTCCGTGTGAACCTGATGGGCTTGCGTATGTACCTGTCTGTGTCTCAGGAAGCAATGGAACTTCAACGATTGGAATACCAAATGCGTATGGAGCTACATATCCTGCTGGACCTCCAAGAACAGGAACATCACCACGGATAATGCCAGAGGCAATATCTTGTGGAGTAACGTTCTGAATGTTCTGTGAGTTAGAGAACAAGTAATCTTGGATCAAGTTTGATCCAGAAAGGAAGCGAAGGTCTGTGCGACGTTGCTTGTACTTACGTGGCATAGCCTTAAGAGCCTTGTTGAAGATTTCACGGGAAATTCCCGCACCTGCTGCATCGACTACACGACCGTGTGTCTTTGCCTTCTTAACTGCACCGTCAAATGACTTGTACAGAGCATCGGCTGAAAGTGATGTGTCACCGTTAAGAATAAGATCTTCGATGTCATTTCCAGCTTGTGTTGCCATCATACGTGCAATATGATCTTCAAGATCTGCACCTTCGATGTTGTCTTCTAGAGACTCAGTTGAAAGTTCCCAGTCCATGCGGAGCTTCTTTGTTGTGAGAGAGATCTTTGAGAATGTTACACCCTGGTTTACAGCTGTGTTTTCTCCTTCGGATGCAAGCTTTACAAGCTTTTCTCCTACTGACATGCGATCAATTTCTGTTGTGTCAGATTTCATACGAACCGTACGTGCAACCTTACCAATTACGGTAGCATCGAACATATAGTCCAAGAATCTTGCTGATTGTTCTGGGTTTAGAAGTCCACCGTTGCCATTTTCTGAAGCAACATGAACGCCTGAACCACCTGTTGAAGAACCGAACCCAGTTGATACTGTTGTACCAGCTGCTGCGGCCTTTTCTAATAATTCATTACTCATTTTTATTTCACCTACCTTATTTTAGTTAAAGATTTCATTTACGGAACCGAGGAAAGCTCCTGACCATTTTGATTTGGATTTGGTAAACACCTCAGACCCGCCAAGGTCAGAGGACTTCTTAATTGCGGTATCGCCTTCTACGGCATCAACCTGCTTTTGAACACCATCAATGGTGCCCTTTATCTCTGTCACAGCAGCACTAAGTGCGCTGTGCTTTTCTGCCAACTCAGAAATTCTATCGTCGACGCTCTTGCTGAAAGCTTCTACAGATGTTTTAATTTCTGTAACTTGTGCAGCATTTGCTTCTGTAGCTTTTGTGAGTGTCTCTGCGAAAAAGCCTTTTAGATCGCCTAACATTTTTGCAAAATCAGGTTCATCAACCATAACTTCTACTGTATCGGCTGCTTTTTCAACGTTGTCGGCAGAGGCTTCTTCAGTTGCAACTTCTGCAACCTCGGATGATTTGTCAAAAAGATCGACATTTGCTTCATCTGCTGCTGGAGCTTCTACGGCTACGGCTTCAGTTGATTCGATTGTTGCTTCTGCTGTTAAAGCTTTTTCAACATTATCAATGTTTGTATCTGACATTTTATTACCTCCTTCTACGTTTGCCTGTTTTGCTAATTGTGTTTCAGGCAACGGTAATCTTGACTTCTTGAATGAAGCAAGAATCTTATCTATCTCTTTTGACTTATTGATATCTGAACTTTCTACCCAACCGATTAGCGCAGCTGGTTTTCCAGATATAGGTGAATCAAAAGTTTTTTCTGTGGACATAAACACTGAGTCGCTGTCTTCGCAATAAAAAATATTTTCTGTTACTACATTTGCAGCAAGGCCTTTGTAAATCATTTGTCCGTTAACCTTTTCGATTGACAAAATATTACATAGCTCGTTTGCTGGTGAGTCAACAATTGAAAGCTCAACTAGATCATAATCCTTGATAAATCTAACTGCTTCTCCTGTTGCCTTGTTAACTTCGTTGTCTGACTCTTTAATCTTTCCGCCGATTGAAAAACCAGAAAGAGTGCCATCAAGAACTTTTTCCCAAGTATCTTGTGCACCCTTTGAAATGTATGAAGTTACATAAACGCCATTGTAAAAAGTTTGAGACTTTTGATCGTAGTAGGTTTCTGGTTTGAATGAAACAACTTTACCTACTGCATTCGACTGATGCATCTCACGGAGATTTCCTCTGAAGTTTTCAAAAGCTTTTACGCTTGCCTCTGCTGTGACTACATCGCCTGTCTGGTCAACATTGTCTAATGTTGCAAAACCAGATACAGTTCTATTTTCTCGATTGACCTTAGTAAACGGAATCGACAAATGTAGATTTTCGCCATTACTAGACCAATGGCCTTTTTCAATGTTCATATGCTTAATTTTAGTGGTTTATCTACTATAACGCAAATAACAGTTGATTAAACTTATTTGACTTTTGGACCATCGCCCTTGGGGTTTCTGGCCTCTCCGCTTTTATCTGGGGCATTGGCTGATCTTTGTTGATCTCGCTTTTTATTTCCAGTGGATTTTGCTTTCTGGTCAGCCACCTGCTGTGGCTTTAAATCTACCATTTCGTCCCCGCCGTCAACCGTTGTCATATTCTTTCTAATACGAACTTCGTTTGGAGTTATTACCTGCATTCTTAAATAAATTTCATCAATACGGCTTTGGGTCTCTTCATCAGTAAGACTGAGCTCGTTGAATTTTAATTGTACGACATCTGTCTTTTCTGCAATTAAATAATTTAATTTCTTTTCAAGTCTATCCTGTGAAGGTCTACAAACCTGTTCTTTAAATGTCTTGTCCGCATCTCTGGCAGCTGCTAGGTTAATCCCCTCTGGGATACCTATCTTGCTAATTGGAACACGGTGAGCCAAAAGAATTTCATCTCTATTAGACTTACGATAAATATTAAATGAAGACTCTTGCTCTCCTGCTTCAATTGGCTCCATCTTAAATTCTGTTTTTGAATCTGGAGTATCCGCTGGAAGTGGGATATAAAGGGATCTGTGATTCTTGCCTTTTAGTCCAACCTGGAAAAATTCAAGCAATTTTCTTTCTGACTCTGGTGAAAGCTTTGCTCCTTTTACTGTAATAATATATCTTGGGACCGCCTTGTTTTCAAAGTAGTCTAAGTTGTATCTTCCAGCAAATTCGTTTCCTGCCAGCGCTTGTTGTGCTGCAATAATATCTGGGACTCCGTAGTAGTTATTCATTGGAGTGTATTTCTTTAAATGTATAATTTCATTTGGTCGATCTTCTTGACCAGCAATTGGGCTTGGTGTTTCAAGGTCTCCAAAATTTCGGAAGTAAACCGCCTTGCCATAAAGCAATTGAATAAATCCATCACGTAATCTGCGTACACGCATTGTCTTGGCTGGTATGTGGCCTATGTAGCCTATGTCCCCAGCAGTTGTACGCCCAATCTCTATGTAGCCGTTTCCAGTCGCCTCAAGGTCTGTGTAGGCCTTTATAAGGGTCTCTGTAAACGACTCCTCTTCGTTACAATCATCAAGCCAGCGATCTAGCTGTGTTTTAATTCTATCAATTTTTGCACGTGCTCTGTCGACCTGCTTTTGATCGGTTATGGCATCCATTGCATCTTTTGCTTTTGATGTCTCCGTAAACATATATCCTAGACCAACAATATTAGAAACCTTTGCATTAATTGCTGCGTAATTGTATGTTGAAACTTCATATATTTTTGAAAGATATTCTAAATTATAAGTTGGCTCGACAAGGTCAAATAAAGCATATCCGCTAATTGCTTGCTGCAAAAGGTTTTGTTGTGTTCCTGCGCCGTCGACTCCTACAAAAGCCTTTGAAAAATCACGATTAATTTTGCGCTTAAAGTTTGTGCCAAGGCCTCTAAGTTTTTTAATTTCCTCTAAGCCTATTTTAAATGGGTCTTCTGACTCTTCTGCTTTTTGAAAATGAAACCAGTCAGATGTATTTGAAATGTCAATTGTATTGGAAGAGTTGTCGTCTTCTAAAACTTCTATGTTGCGTGTCATTGTACTTTACCACCTCTTGATACGGAGTCTTTATAGATTCCTATGTCGTATGGATCTGGGGGAAGTCCCCATCTAAGTCTTTGTTCTTGCTCTTCAAGCTCTTCGTCATTGATCTTTCTTCTCCCAGAAAGAAATTTAGGCTGGCCCTCATGAATACCGTATGAGCGAACTTCTCTAGCCAAAGCATCGATTCTGGATCTATTGCCTTTGATTGATGTGATCGAAAGAAAATTGCCATCATCATCCCCAATCCATCTGCCATCAGGCATTTCCCACACATAGATTCCTAGGGTTGTCTCTTCAACAATCCTGGTATTTTTATTTAAGATATCCATAGACCACAATCATACCATTATATAAGACCAAAGTCCAGATTTGTGACAAAGAAATGCAATATTTAAAGGCTTATTGACAAAGACTCTACAGAAGTCAATGTGAAGGGGGTAAAGTTATTCCCAGATGTTGCTTCAAGGATGGTCATGCTTGTGTCGTTTACTGTATTTACAATATTTCCAGTATAGAGCAGGTAATGATTTAATACTTTGGCCTCTGATAGAGCAGATTCATATATGGCCAGGTTGTTATACATATGGCCTATGCCGTATTTTGAGTCAGACTGATTTTGATTAAATTTAAGATTTGTCGCATCAGAGGTAAAGGTGATTACAATATGATGGGGTAGGCCTATTGCTAGAAAATCAAATACATTTGTAGAAGATGTCCTATTTATACCATTTACGTATATTGATGCAATTGCTGTTTTTGATATTGCTCCTAGGGATGACCATTCGTATATCTTTGAAGATGCCGAGACTAAAACATTTTCTCCAGATTCTGGTGTGAATATCATTTCTACTGATCTTACTGGAGGTATATTGTTTAATGAGAATCCATGGCCAGCATACATCCTTAATCCATTGTTTTTATTATAAGACAAAATTCTACTGTTGCTCTTAGGCAAAGCATAATCAAAGCTTGAAGATACATAATACCCAGAGTTATCTCCATAAAAGTTTTTTGAGCTATAGAACATGATTTCTAAATTTTTTAATATAGGCTGATACTTACTTGTATCGTCTGACGACATTGTAACCCTAATGTATATAACGGTTCCTATTTTATTACTGTTTTTATTAAAGTATGGCATTGGGCTTCCATTTTTACATTCCGCCCATTCTTCTCCGCTTATTTTTACCTCTACCTTTATACCTTTTACATCATTTGACCAGTGTATTTGGCTAGTTGATATATCTAAGTAGTCTGGAACAATAAAGTAGTCCGTGAATGAATGAGTTGCGGCTACTGATATTTCTGTTTTTGGGAAATAAATATATGATCCATCATTAGACACAGATATTCCACTTCCAATAACATCAGACCAAGATTTAGAGCCTGGGTAGGAAAATTTAAATTTAGGCTTTATCGGGAAAGAGTTCATGCTAAACATGTATCCGCCATCTGCATCAACTATTTGCGAGGAGTTGATTTCCTTTATTCCTTCAGTGTAATGCTTTTTAATTTGGCTATCTGAAAGATTAAATTTATAAAAACCAACACAATCAATTACAAATTTACCATCTGCTGAGCCTGTTTTAAAATCTATATCTGAGTTAGAAAACCTGTATCCTTCTGTTGATACAGAATCTACTATGTAACCATTTACATAAAGAGAAATTGAGTCATTCTGATAAACACCAGCAACATACAATGACTCTGTGTTCGAAACTGTGTGCTGCACTTCTATAGAACCAATTCTAAAAACAATATTTCCATTTTCATAAAAAAGTCCTGTATTAATTGATGTGTCTGCAACTATTGTTATATCGTTTTCAAGTGTGGGCAAAAGGCACCAAGCTTCAATTGTAAATGAGTCATCGCTGTTATATTCGTTTGCAATTCCTCTTGGTGTATAGTGAACTTCTGTGTCTGAGAGTATCTGTGTCCCTCTTATCCCGCCAGAAATTAAAGGCATTAGCTCTTTGTTTGAAGTGTTTACCGCATAGCCATCATTAACATTTCCAGAATAATCATAAACTGGAAGTCCGCTAAGGGCAGAATATGTGAGGCCACTGTCTTTTAAAGCCTGGTATGTTGCAAATTGTGAGATTATTCCAGAGTATGATCCAACGCTTCCAGATCTAACTTCATCTAATAAATAGAACGATGTTGGATGGTCATTTAAGACTACGCTTTTATATGACATCCAAGACCTACTGCTCTTCTAGTGTTTTTACTCTTGCTGTGAGTTCTTGTACCGCTTTAATTAATGGCGAAATAAACTCTTCGTATCTCAATGCCTGTTGACCCTCTGGGTCGGCGACATCCGATATCACCCATCCGCCAAAGTCTGCTACTCCAGCAGCATCTAATACTGATTTAACTTCTTGTGCAATTAAGCCATAATGCGTTCTACTTCCATCTATCTTATTATACTTAACAGGATTAAGGTTATTTATAAAATCTAAACCAAGGTCTGACGTGATTATGTTTTCTTTTGTTCTTGCATCAGATATTACTGTGGCTGCAGAATTTAAATATATATTTTTCCAGCCTCTTGTTGTGCGCTGGTCTCCAGCATTTAATGGCCCCAAGAGACCTAGTGTAAATTGATTTGTAGCTAAAGGAAACCAATTAGAGTTAACTCCAATTGGTGAAATATCTGTCGCTGCATAATTTAATGAAATTCTTGTAGCAATAGGATCTATGTTTGCATTTGTTCCAGCTGGTCCAGCTGGTCCTGTTGCACCTGGTAAACCATCAGCTCCACGGGGAATCGTAAAGTTTAAAACTACATCGCTAGTTGTGCCAGAATTTGTTACTACAGCATTTGTGCCAGCGGCTGAAGTTGTAACTGTTGGGGCCACTGTTATTGTTGCTGCCGCATCTCCTTTAGGCCCAGATGCGCCAGTATCACCTTTGGCACCAGTTAGCCCTGTGTCTCCACGAGGAATTGTAAAGTTTATTGTTTGAGAAGGAGCGGTTCCAGTTATGGTTACCTGTGGCTGTGTGCCAGCTGCTCCTGCTGATACAGTTCCAACGCTTAACACGTTTGCTGGTCCTGGCCCGCCCAGAACGCCGTCTACTCCTCTTGGAATATTAAATGTTAGTGATTGTGAGGGCGCTGTTCCACTAATAGTTACTGAGGCGCTCTGCCCAGGATTAATAGTGTTTGTAGCAGCAACAGTTAATACGTTTGCTGGTCCTGTCGCTCCCTGTGGCCCAGGGTTTGCTGCAATGAATGCAGCTATGTCTGTTCCTAAAGCGCCCAAGTCCCTAGGCACATCGGGAGAGTCCGTGTAGCTTGGGAAACGCCATCCATTAACACCTGTTGTTGCCATTTTTTAATTATACCACTTTACTGTTATATACAGACAGGTGTGAGGTATACCTATCTCCAGAAATAACGTCATTTACTTTATGCAGGTATGGTTCTTTGCTTGGGAAAATAAGCAAGCTTCCTTCTTCTGGCTTTATTGATATGCCGTGATTTGGAAACTCAATTTCCCCACCCTCATAATCTGAGTTTAGATAAGATATCATAGAAAATGCAAGGTCGCTATCTCCGTCATAGTTATCGCAATGAGGTCCCATTCCTGGCCCTGTCCATCTTCTTACTGGAATCTCGCTTGTCATTAAACTATATCTTGATGGGTCTAAGTTATGGTTAGCCAAGTACTGATTAAGACACATTTCAAATGCCATCTCAAGACTATTTTTAATATACAAAATCTTTTGATCAAGTCTTCCATTATCAATTTTATTTTTAACATTATTAGTTATTATATTTTTGTTTTTACCATATACGACTGCGGGATTATCGCTTGCTATCCAAGGGCTCCACTGAGTTATTGTTTGGTGACTTCTTTCATCAAGGTCAACTTCGTTGATAAACTCTAGCAATTCTTTTGGATAGCTAATAACATTTTTAAAATACCAAATGCTGCTCGACAACTGTTTCAATATAAACATGTGGTACATATCTTCTGGGTTGAAGTCTTTGCTACTCATTAATTTCCCTCTACTTCTGATGCAGGGATTATGGCTCCGTCTGGGGATAGTCTTAGACCTTTGTCTCTGATATCTTTCCATTCTTCTTGTTCGCCCTTTTGCATTGCTCTTACTCCAGCTAGCTCTTCTGCCCAAGCGGCTCTTACATCTTCTGGATAATCTGATTCTTCTCTATCATCCCAAAAAGATCCAAGTGTATATCTTGCAGCTTTTTTAACAACTGTAACTTCGTGCATGTTCTTGTGGCCACCATGGAATATTAAAAATGAACCAGCTTTTGGAACAACTTCCAAAGGAATCTCTCCGTGCTTTGCATCAAACTTTAAAGTACCGCCTTCAAAGTCGTCATTTAAATAAAGGAACCCAGCGTATCTACTTCTTGTAAATGCACCCATATTTCCTTCGTGATCGCTATTGTCTGAGTGCTTCGGGGCAAATGCTCCTGGAAGCCATCTTTGAACATGGAAGCTAATTTGCGACATATCTTCAAATGATTTATTTGCCACATCCGCAGCCGATTGTCTAAAGCGATTTTTTAAATCAGTAAACCAAGTTGGGCTAAGATTAAACTCTTGTAAGATTGGCTCTCCGTCATATGGATATCTTGCAGAGGATGACTCATAGAAAGATATTCCTTTCCAGTAGCCTTCTTCATTTTGCTCAAGCTTATTTAATAGTCCAATGACTGATGAGCACTCTTCTTTTGTTATATAGTCTTCATACAGAAAAATGTCTTCTGTTAGCTTTGTTAATTTCATTACATTCCCTCACTTGGACCATTTTTATTTCC